ATGACTACAGCTGTTTGGACGAAGAGAACGAACCTCAACAACAACGGTGCCTATGTTGAACATGGGCGCAATAGTGTTGGGGGTAATACTCCTCATGCGGATTTGATCGCGGGCCGTTTTAATGAAAACGGTTACACGTCAACCCGTTGGTATACCCTTAATGAGCCGATTCTCACGAATCATCTCGGGGGTATTCCCACCAATGTCATATTTGCTTCAGGCGGTTACAAGTCTTCACCTAGCCCGGCTGAGCCGAGCAACATTGAAGCCTTGGCCCGATTGCTTGGGAAATATAAGCAATCGGACTTTAACCTGGCTGTGTCTGCAGGCGAGTCACGTGAATCGTGGCATATGATCGCTGATCGTATGTTCCGATTTGGCGAGGCACTCAGACGAACGCGTAATGGAGACTTAACCGGCGCCCTTCGGGCAATGGGATCGTCAAAACGCGCGTCTCGTCGAGCTCAGCGTAAGCTGGGCTCTGGTGATATTTCCGGGTCATTCCTGGAACTTCAGTATGGGTGGGTCCCTCTGATAAACGACATTTATGCCGCATCAGAGTTGATAAACGAACCGCTCGTTGAGAAGTCATCTATCCGAACGTCTTTACGTACAACTAGTGGCGATTTTCAAACCGCCATCAGTCAAGCGCAAAGCCAGTCGGTGACTCATCAGCGTGAACGGACCGTTTACCATATAGCTAAACTGAGTACCACGGAAGTAACTTGGGCCGCAAGGCTTGGGTTATTGAATCCTCTTAGCGTCGCGTGGGAGCTAACTACTCTCTCGTTTGTCGCTGATTGGTTCCTTCCGATTGGTTCTCTGATCGAAGCTGTAGAGGCGTCTTATATACTTCCCGTAGGGAAATATATCAAGACGGATGTCCTCCGCACCTTCGTTCAGCTTACTATTGGGGCAGGAGCTCCTTGCTGGAACTATAGCAGCACTGGTGCTGTTAAGGCTCAGAAAGGAGGTATCTTTTCCCAAAAGAGGACCGAAATGACTCGTAATATAAGTAACTCTGCCCCGAACAACTTGTTTGATGGTACAGGTCCTCGTCAATCTCTGATTGACACGGATCTCTCCCTCAGGCAAGCTGCTTCAGCCAGTGCTCT